GTGGTTGCGACCATCCGGGTTCGACTCCCGGCCCCCCACAAAGTAACATTAAAAATTAAGTATATGAAAGTAAATCGAAAGGCCGGTAACCGTAATAGTTGGCAAGAAATGGATATCGAGAGCCGTCAGGCCGTGTATTTAGCGGAACGATTGGTGGAAGATAAACGCGGTGTAGAAGCCGGAGGTAAACGCTACAACAACTGCACGCTGGAGATACGCTATGGAAACAACATCTATAATACACAGATTGACATAGTAGATAACGATGGCTTGGTAATAGCCTTATACTCCGATGGCTATTTCTACGACAGTACATATAAACAACAAGTGGAATTATTCTAAGGCAAATAGATTGCAGGTTAGGACAGCCCGGAAAGACGGGCGGGCGATTAGTTCAGTCAGGTAGAACAGGCGAAACTTAACCATAGAAGCCATTGTCCCCGGTTCGAATCCGGGATCGCCCACAGTGATAACATTAAAACAGTATTAATGATATGAAAGCGATTAGAGTTTCAGTGAGTTTCCACGAGTGGTCAAAGGTCGAGGGATTTTTAGGCCTGTTTATGGAAGACGAAGATACATTTATTTATCTGGTGGACAATGTAACATTTATTGCTGTGTTTGCCGGGGAATGTGCGATGGCTTACTTCAAAGCTGCGTTGGCCGAAGCGTTTGATGAAGAAACGATTATTGTAAAACTCAGATAATATAACGATGAAGAAACGAATCATAGTAGAACATGGAGAAGTAAAGCGGATCGCCTTGCTGATGAATTGTACTTACGAAATGGTGTCGCATTCGCTGGCTTACCGAAAGGATACCAAGCTGGCGAAGGCGATCCGGAAAATGGCTTTGATGCGCGGAGGTGTCGAAGTGGGTGACGAACCGATAAACAACAGGAATCATGGAAGCGAATTGGTTGAAAGCGTTTAGCGGTGAGATCGCCTGGTGGCGCAGCCTTACCGGGAAAGAGAAACTATATACCGTTTACTTCCTGCTGAGTTTTACTTTGTTGGTTGGAATGGCGGATTGTAATCCGGTATGGGTGATGTTTTTGGTCGTGTTGAATTTCGGCAACTCTGCACGGCTGATAAAAAGAGTGCCGATTGATAAATTGGAGGAATGATTATGGATAAAATTATTGTAAAGATTGAAGTTCTGGGTATTCGTCAACACCGGGTTCATAACATTCGGGTAAATGCGTCGGAAGGTCGTTTGGGAATTCAAGTTCAAGTCCATAATGAAAAAGCAAGTTCATGCTTTCAACATATCCTTGAAAGAATTTTGCCAAAGCGTATACACCTTTCGTGGTGGAAGCCTGCCGATAAATGTATGCAATGTACTGATGTTGTTTTACGTTTGTCGCACCATTCAAGTATTCATAGTGAATTGTTGCCTCGTCAAACCAAATCTGAGCCATTACACAATAGGCAAGCCGCAGAAAATCAGTATTGTAAAGATAACGAAATTTCTCCCAGTTTGAATCGTTATCCTGGCCGGTTATAGAGATTTTAGCAATAAATATATCCATTATGCAATAATTTTCTGCAAATGTAAACAAATAAATCGAGTGATGGAATATTACAAAAACGAACTATGCGTGACATACGAGGAGCTTACCTCCGGTGATGATCCTGTGATAAAGTTCAGTACTTTAAATAGCAATATCTTCAGAGGTAACATCGCCACCGCCAAACGTGGCGGTGGCGAAGGTTCCTACGCATTGGTAATCTATTCCTCGCTCCGTGAGAAATACAAGGCCCGCTATGTGGCGAAATACGGCAATCCGGAAGAAGTACTAAAGTTACAGCGTATGAGAGACAGGGTGAAAATAGACGAAAAGGCAAGGGACTTTTACGAGACGTTCAAATACGATATGAACGGTGTTCAAACAGGACTCAGTGAGAAGCTGAAAACGGAATACACGTTGAACGCTTCGGTGTTGAATGCGCTGGCCTGCGACCTGGAAGAGAAAACCTCCAAGCGCAAGATGTATGGCAACAGCCTCAGCACCGTATGGGAAAGCGTGGCTGCCACCTGCGAGAACCTGCGCGAGATTTACCATCACACCCTGCCGGAAAACCTGCCCCGGCTGCGGGAGAAGATCAACCGCTACAAGAAAGAGGGCTACGCGTCATTGATCTCCGGAAAGCTGGGCAACGCCAGCACGTTGAAGATAACCAAAGAGGCGGGTGACTTCTTGATCGCCTTGAAACGCAGCCGGGTTCCGGTCTATACCGACTCTCGTATATTCGAGGAGTACAACCGGGTTGTTTCGGAAAAGGGCTGGAAACCGCTGAAAAGCAAGCGCAGCCTGACGATGTGGTTCTCCCGTCCGGAGATACAGCCGCTTTGGTGGGACGCCGTGTATGGCGAACTGTCGGCACACCAACGTTTCGGTCGCAAACACCGGACGGAACTGCCTTCACGCCGTGACACGCTTTGGTATGGTGATGGGACGAAACTGAACTTGTATTACCGGGACGAGAACGGGGATATGCGTACCACGATGGTCTATGAGGTGATGGATGCGTACAGCGAAGTGCTGTTAGGGTATTACATCAGCGACCACGAGAACTTTGAAGCGCAATACAACGCTTACCGCATGGCCATCCAAGTAAGCGGGCATAAGCCTTATGAAATTGTGCACGACAACCAGGGAGGCCACAAACGGCTGGAAAAGGAGAAAGGGACGACGGAACCAGGCTTCTTCGATTTGATTTGCCATGTGCACCGTGCGACTGCTCCGTACAGCGGCCAGTCCAAAACGATTGAAAGTGCATTCGGTCGTTTCCAGTCACAGGAGTTGAACAAAGACTGGCGGTTTACCGGAATGAATATCACCGCCAAGAAAGAGAGCAGCCGCCCGAACTTGGAGTTTGTCGAAGAAAACAAGGACAAACTTTTCACTTTGGAAGAACTGAAAATCCACTATGCCGAAGCTCGCAAGGCTTGGAACGAGGCCAAACACCCGGCAACCGGCATCCCGCGTATCGAGATGTACAAGAAGAGCGTGAACGAGGAGACGGATATGGTGACGGTTTACGACATGGTGGACATCTTCTGGATTTGGACGAAACGCCCCGCCACCTTCACCGACTCCGGCATAGAGATTACCATCGGCGGGAAGAAGTTGCCTTATGAGGTGTACGAACGTCCCGGCGTACCCGACCATGAATGGCGCATGAAGAACACCTACCGCCAGTTCCATGTCAAGTATGACCCGAACGACCTGCGCAGCATCCGCCTGTATTGGGAGGACAACGCCGGGGAACGTCGGTTTGAACGGGTGGCCGAGCCTTACATGGTTATCCACCGTGCCCTGCAAGACCAGACGGAAGGCGAAGCCGCCTTTATCCGTCAGGAACAGGAAGCCAATATCAGAGATCGTATCGATCGTCAGGTTATCGCCAAGGAGATAGAATATGCTTATGGCGTGGCTCCGGAACAACACGGGTTGAGCACTCCGAAGATGAAAGGCGTTACTGCCGAAGTACAACGCCAAGTGGATCGACGGACGAAAAAATATGATCGAGATCCGGAAGAATTGCAAATCGGACGTGCCACCAAAAAAGCCAGCCTCCTTACTTGGGACCAACTTGGCAACAATAACAAAGTGGACCTGCGAAATGTGGCCGGCAAATTATAAATCAGAAATCATAAATTACAAATCATAAATATGGAAGCATTAAGCAACAAACAGAAAGACACCATCCGCGAGGCTCTTCGTGCCTACGTCGCTAAATATCCGAGCCAAAACAAGGCAGTCGGTAGTCTGAAGAACACCAGTGTCGGCACAGTCAGCAGTATCATGAATGGCAAGTATGAAAACATCTCCGACGAAATGTTCCGCAATATCGCCTCTCAAGTAGGCGGCGGAAAAGCCGAAACCGGCTGGCAGATCGTCGAAACCTCCGCCTACCAGGAAATCAGCTTCGCGCTCGACGATGCCCAGCGCTGGCGTAACGTGACATGGGTAGTCGGCGAAGCCGGTTGCGGCAAGACAACGACGGCCCGCCTGTATACCGAAGAACACAGGGAGGTGTTCTATATCCTCTGTTCTGAGGACATGAAGAAAGGCGACTTTGTGCGTGAGATCGCCCGGAAAGTGGGTATCAAGACGGACGGGCATAATATCCGTGAAATCTGGGGACTGATACTGGACGACGTGATCCAGATGGACGCGCCACTTTTGGTATTCGACGAAGCCGATAAACTGACCGAACCGGTATTCCACTACTTCATCAGCATGTACAATAAGCTGGAGGACAAAAGCGGGATCGTCTTCATGAGTACCGATTACATCAAGAAACGTATCAGCCTCGGCCTGCGCCACCAGAAACCCGGCTATAAGGAGTTCTTCAGTCGTATGGGACGTAAATACTTTGAACTGGAAGAAACGACCGCCAACGATGTCTATTCTATTTGCATGGCCAACGGCGTACAGGATAAAAAGAAGATCGAAGAGGTCATCCGCGATGCCGAGCCGTGCGACTTTGACCTCCGCCGGGTAAAAAAAGCCATCCACCGTGCCAAACGGATGGGCGAGTAAGGGCTATTTGAACACTATTCAAACATCATTCAAAAAGGATATGAAACGAGCATTGAGCGTAAAAGACATATTGGATAAAAAATACAACACGTTCCCTTTTGAGGGGAAATGGAAAGAGGCGTTCGGCACACCGGAGCGTGTCGGCGTGTGGTTTATCTGGGGAAACAGTGGTAACGGTAAGACGTCGTTTGTCATGCAACTGTGCAAGGAACTTTGCAAATATGACCGTGTGGTTTATGACAGCTTGGAAGAGGGTGCATGCTTGACAGTACAAAACAACCTGAAAATGCATGGCATGTCGGAAGTAAGCCGCCGGTTGGCTTTCATACAGGAAGACATGAAAGCCCTGAAAACAAGGCTTCGCCAGCATAAGAGTTACAACATCGTCGTAGTGGACAGTTTCCAATACACCCAGATGAGTTACCGTGACTATATCACCCTTAAAGAGGCCTTCCCGAACAAGTTGTTCATCTTCATCAGCCATGCAAGGGGCAAGAATCCGAAAGGAGATGCCGCCGAAAGTGTGATGTATGACGCGACGTTGAAAATATGGGTAGAAGGCGGAAAGGCTTTTAGCAAGGGACGGTTTATCGGTGAAACAGGCGAATACATCGCTTACCCAAAGTTGGCCGAAGAATACTGGAGTGACAACGGAACAAGATCAGGAAGCCATGAATAAGAGGATATGAAAATCATACAAATGAAACCCAAACAAGGCTACGCGAAGCCCGACAACTACACCGCTTTCTACGGCCTGCTGAAACAGATGCCGGGAGCGAGCAAAGAAGAGATCGTGCTTCAGTTCACGAACGGGCGCACCGACAGCCTACGCGAAATGTCGCTCCACGAATACAACGAAGCCATCCGTGCAATAGAGAAGCTGACACGCGCTGAAGAGACCGAAGCCATGCGTATCCTGAAAAGCAAGCGGTCGGCCGTGCTCCACCAGATGCAACTGTTAGGTGTCGATACCGCCGATTGGAAGAGGGTCGATGCTTATTGCCTCGACAAACGGATCGCCGGCAAACGGTTTAACCGGCTCGATTACGAGGAACTGGAGGCACTATTGAAGAAGATTCGCGCTATCCGCCGGAAACAAAAGGAGGAGGATTGACCATGGCACGCTACATCCCCCTACAAGACAAACTCGACGAAATCGAGGAACAGGGCAAACGCCTGCGCCGCCGTCTGGACTACCTGAAAGGCGAACGCGACTTCCTGGTCGATATGCTGCTCACCCGGCCGACCCGCGACATGGGGGCGCAACGCCGTTTACTCCAGGAGTGGGACGAGGAGATCGATAAACTGGACCAGTCGATCGCCTACCTCCGGCGGGAATATGTGAAATACAAAGAAAATCAGAATAAACAGATGTGTAACAATTAAAAACAAACAACGAAATGGAAGCAACAAAACAAACAGTCGAAATGACAGCCGAAGAACGGCAACAATTTGAAGCGTTCAAGGAAGAACAGGCCGCCAAGCGAGCCAAGGAACAGGCGAAGCGCGACCGTGAAGCTTACAAGGAGTTGGTGGACGAAGCGATTGAAAGTGCGATACCGGACTTACAGTCTGTCAGTGACTGTATCAAGACGGTAAAGCAGGGAGTACTGGAAGACTTTCGCCGTGCAATCGAAATGAAGTCGGAAGTCCTGAAGTTGAAAAAGGACGGCCAACGCACGGACACCTTTACCAACACGGCGGGGGACAAGCGGATCATTATCGGCTTTTACAACACCGACGGATACCGCGACACCGTAGAGGACGGTATCGCTATTGTAAAGGAATACATCGAAGGCCTTGCCAGTGATTCGAAAACAAGGGCACTCGTAAAAATGGTACTCCGCCTGTTGGCGCGTGACGCGAAAGGGACACTGAAGGCAAGCCGTATCGTCCAGCTCCGGAAACTCGCCGAAGAGTCGGGAAACGAACGCTTCATCGAAGGTGTGCAAATCATCGAGGAGGCCTACCAACCCGCCATCAGCAAACAGTTTATCCGTGCCGAGATCAAGAACGACAACGGCGCCTGGGTGTCGATACCCTTGGGAATGACAGAGGCATAAAAGTAAAATCCGCCACCCTCACCCCCGGCCGTTGGATCTACGTCTGTCCCTGCGGCTTCCGTTACACCGTGAGCCGGGTGGTGAGGACTTCGGGCAAGAGGATGGCCTATTGCTTCAAATGCAAACAACAAACAGGAAAATATTACAAAGTCATGGACGAACGATTGGAATTTGAAGAGAACTATAACAATAAACTGAACTGCGACTGTTTCACGACGATCCGCCTGCACCAGCCGGTGAAGAACGCCATCGGCGCGATCAAGCATGTCTACCTGAAAGGCGTGTGGAAAGGCGATGCGAAAATCATGTACGCCGCCACCATCCGCCTCGACCAGATCAACCGTACAATGTCGAAGCTCGACACCGGCCTGTTGCCGGAGGAGTGCCGCCGGCTGATCAAGACGCTTTATAAGCACCGCCCCGGCATCAACTGGGAAACGCAGCAATTGGATTACATCCTGCTGGAGTATATCAAGGAATCAAAGGAGCCAAGTTTATTTTAAAGAAGAAAGGAGAACAGTATGAGTGAAATAAAACACATGCTGGAAATCAAACCGGACCCGCACGGAGCGCGGACGGAAACGAGATACGCATCCGGCTTCGCCTGCCCCCGTTGCAGCGAGCAAGGCGGTTTTCCGGATATGGCCGGGCACAACCAACGCACCTTCATCCCCTGCGACCTTTGCGATGGGACTGGCAAGGTGAAAGTGGTGGTCACGTTGGAATGGGAAGCGGATTATGAATCATAAAACAAACATGTAAACAGATGGACAACATTTTAAACAGATTCAAAAGAAAAGCGGATCGACCGGACAAGACGGACGGGCTGTTACCCAAACGGGAGAAAATAATACCACCGCATATCGTGGTTTGCAAGGTATGCGAAGGTAAAGGAGCGAAAGAGGATACAACCTGCCCGCAATGCAAAGGTTCCGGGCGCGTGATCGTATCGTGTGAAGTAACAACATATATTGCGGCATACGTGCCGGAAGACAATCAAAAATAATCAATCATGGAAGAAAAAGTAAGAGTAGTAATAGAACTGGACAAGAATGCGGTTCAGGCAGCAGCTTTTTTAGCAGGAACGCAAATCTCAGATGAGTTATGGAAACAAATGACTTCTGAACCAATCTCTTTCCCTATGGAAGTTATGGAAGAGCAGAGGAAAGAAATGGAATTGGGAATATCAATGATAGCCATTGGTGTTGGCTTAAAAAGAATGGAGGAAACAAAATAATTATGGGATATGATTTAATACCTAAAAAAGAAGGGGTCGATAGTAAACACGGGATGATATTCACATGGCCCGTCATACTGAACGAAACCGGTGCTTGTTACCTGTTCGGCTATGGGGACCATACATTTTCTCCGGGGAAATATATTTATGACGGTTCCCGGAAAGATGGCAGTCCGGTAAGCAATGACGGGTTTGAAGTCACAAAAGAAGAAGCCTGTATCATGGCGAGGCTCTTTAGGGGGTATGTCTCTGTAAAAAGAGCGTTGAAGGAAGAATGGGATCAACTGTCGGAACAGGGACAAATCAGGATTAAATCCATGTTAGGGGAAAAAGCTGAACCACCGGCTGAAGAGTTCTTACATAAGATAGAAATACTGGCAGATTTCTGCGAACAGTCGGAAGGGTTTAATATCAATTAAAACATAAATATGGAACAATTAGCAAAACAACTCGGACTTGTGCCAAGCGTTGCACAATGCATCAAGGATGCAGAAGGGGCGGCGGAAGCGATCAAAGAACGTCTTCCCCGATTAAGAAGCCGGGATGCCAAACGGCAAAACAAAAGGAGCCTTGAGTTTTTCGAGGCGGTGGCTTGCCACTTGAAACGGTTGCAGGAATTGGACGGCGGAACATCCCCCAATGATAAATAACAAAAAAACGACTCACGGATTTGGAGACGTACTCCTTTTGTGAGTCGTTTTTTGTTTGCCAAGTGGAGCGGATTTTGTAATTTTGCAAAAAACGAAGTCGCCATGCAACAGTACGAACTGAATTTGGATGTTGAAACAAAAGAACCCGCCCCCAGGCGCAGACGTTCCCGCGCTTCCGTACAGACGTCCGCCAGCAAAACCAGCCGCCAGGAGCATGTGTACAAGCGCAACCGGGAGCTGATCGCCCGTTATTATTACTGGACGGAAATACGGCGTAGGCGCTTTGACGATGTGATGCGTATCTTATCGGAGGAGTTCCATGTGGAGGACCGCACGGTCAGCAACGCCTTGCTTGACTTCGGTGATTATCTGGCCGGCTTATACAAAGGGAAAAAAGATGTCCGGGAGTTCAAGCGGGAATATCCTGGCCGTAACTGGGAATGTTGAAAACGGGGTGGGATGCCCCGTTTTTTTGGTTTTAACACTCTTCAAAGGTCGTTTCATAAACAAGCGTGTAGGCTTTCACGCCTCCGGCCATGACCGAGGGGCGGCCGCTCCGGCGGCTCAGCGGCGAGAACATCTCATCCGCCGTCCACCCTTGCAGGCAATCATGTACTTCGCTGACGACGGCATAACGGCCCAACGCCTTTCCCCTTACCTTTTCGGGTGCCTTGCTGTATGATTCCCCCTGGTAGGGGAAAGCCAGTTTGAGTGTGATCTTTAAATCCACCAACTGGCACAGGTCGGTCAGGTCCCGACAACCGGAATACTCGATGTCGATCAGGCAACAGGGGAAATCCACCGCCGGCCGCGTGGAATTGCCCACGTTCAACTGCCCCAGGTCTTCATCGATCCAACGGAGGGACGGAACCTCTTTTTCCAAACGGTCGCATAGCGCGACAAAGATGTCTTTGTTCATAAGGTGTTATTTTAATGTGTCGATATATCCTTCCAGCCGCTTGTGTATCTCTTCCGCCAGTTCGTCCGACCGCCCCATGAAAGGACGTGCCGGGATGTTTGCCCGACGGGTGTGTTCCTTGACCTCTACATTCCCGTATTTGGATGTATGCCGTACATGGGCGGGAACCGTCACCCGGCCGGTGAACCCCTCGTTGTGCACTTTGGCATAGTCCACCTTGTCATTGCCGGCGGAGATGACCACCTTGTCACGCCCGACGTATGCCGGCCGGATACTGTTGAGCAGGTTCCCGCTGTCGATCAGGAGTGACCCGTTCTGGCGCGGTACCTTTGCCGGTGCCCACGGATTCCCGTCGAAAGCCTTCTCGCGGAAACGCTCTTTATAATAGGAAGTAGCGGTCTCGGCCACGATCTCGGCGGCATCGTCCAGTATCTTGTCCGGCAGGGAGCTTAAATAATTTTCCAACTCGTTGAAATTCATATTGAAATAATTTGTATGTTTGCAATGCTTACGAGAGGTACTGTAAGGCGAGGTATTCCTTTGAGGTAGGTGGAGGGACCATAGCTATCAGGCTCACCAGCATGCACAGGCCTTTCGCAAGAAACCTACTTCTTTTTCTTAAGCAGCAACCCGCTCCTGATCTTTGGATTGCGTACCTCGAACCACGACTTGAAAACCATACGGTTGTTCTCTACCTTGGAAACGCATGCGACCGCCCTTTCCTTATAGTACTTGATCCATATATAATTGGTCAGCTTCGACTCCTTGTTGTCACGGTCCTTGTATTCCTGTCCCAACCAAAGTTCGTCCGGATCGGCCATGATGTCCTGGATGCAGGAAAGGAACGTTGTCCTGAACTCGCGTTTCTTCCGTTTGTTGGATGTATGCGCGTCATAATCCGATTTGCCCATAAACCAAGTCCGGCCTTTATGGTCAGTAACGGGAAGCGCTTCCTTCCCATTTATATATTGGCAATGCAGGTTCCACCATGCGGACGCGTCACCTTCATATACCGGCATCGGGATGGTGCTCTCCCCAATCCTCTTTTTCAACGAGGGAGTCACTCCCCATGTATCCAAAGGGATGTTGCCGAGCAGTTTTCTCGCCACATCCGGGAATTTGCGTATGTACATCTGGTCTTTGTTGAACACTTCGCTTCTTTTCCCTCGGTTCGTGTCCCAATGCTGCGCTTGGGCCTTTTTCCATTCCGGGGTATCAAAAAACGCCTCGCAACGGGCTTGTTCCGCTTCCAGGTCCACACCTGCCGCCTCATGCCTCATAAGCGGAACCACGTAACATCTACATTTCCAACCGTTCGGCGGGAATATCTTGTCCCACCTCGGATCATTGGCCGGAAGGACCAGGCCGTCCAGTTTCCGGTGTTCCTCCCTCACCTTGTCGTCCCCGGCCGTCTTGTACTCCCAATAAGGGAAAAGCTTCGTCTTCCCGACCAGCCGCTGGTAGTTGCTTGCAGACTCGGCGGTGAGGACCGCCGTCTCGTATTCGGTCTGCTGCCACCGCTTGTTGAACACGTCCGTTGTCTGCAAGGCTTTCCTATGGAACTCCTCGAAACTGCCGCTCTCGCGGAAAAGGCTGTTCAGTTCCTGAAGCTCGGCGAGCGTCTTGGCGGCAGAAAAATGGAACACGTTCATTTCCATCGAGGTGATGAAAGCGTCGTCCCGTGCCCCGTAGGTGAAAGCGGTATCGGCAAGCCTGACCACCTTGGCACGGCCTTCGCCGATGGCACGGACGAAGTCGTCCGAAAAGAAATTGAACAGTTCCGCATCGAACAATGCCTTTCCCCGGCTGTCCGCCACCCGGTTGATGATCCGGTTCTGCATCGTGTCGTCACCGAGACGGATGCGGGCTTTGCCATCGGTCGCCCCGGCTTGCGGGGCTCCTGCGAAAAAATCCCAAAGGCGGAGGAGCCATCCCCGATCGTTGTTCCGGATGGCGGCCGCTTTCCCTTCCGGGTCGTCCGGATCATTCGGGTCCGGAGGCAACACGAATTGGGGGTGCTGCTCTTTCCGTGCGATGGCCTCGTCGCCCTCCGGCTGCGGGATGTTGTATTTCTCGTATAGGTAGCTCTGCGGGATGGGCAGGATGTCGGAGAGCAGGACGGTTTCCTCGACGGAAATCTCCTGCGCCTTGTCCAGGAACTTGAACCTGCCGCCACCGGCCGGATACCCCCGTTTCTCCAAGAGCGGGACAAAATACTTGTTCAACATCCGTTCGACAAACCGGCGGTCCGCCCGGTGCTTCTTCTCCTGTACGGCCATGTGGACCTGTCCCTGCGCGAGCGAGCTGCCGTCTTGCGTGGTCATGGTCTGGCCTAAGACGGTGATCAGTATCTCCTCGTTGCAGGCACCACGGAAATCGTTGTAAAGGGCGCCGTTCCCAGAACTGCTGAGCGTCATCTGCGTGGCTTCCGTCTCCTTAGGTATGACCAGGTAGGGAGCCGACCCAGCCTCCTCGAACGCCTGGATAAGTGCCCGGCGGCTCTGTTCGTCCATGCTACTGTATTTCCCGATCCGCTGGGGCATACCGAAAAGTTCGACGAATTGCGCCCAGTCGCCAAAGCCTCCCCGCTTGTAGATGACGAAGGGGGCGGCACGCAGGAGGATGCCGAAGTCGTCGTCCTGCCCGAACTGTATAATCAGGTCGTTTCCCGCATATGGAATCCCGTGTTCGTCCTCTTCCCGGACGGCGACCTCCTTGGTCTTTGTCCGGATATGCTTGCGCGGGATGGACTTGAAACCGAACCCGTCCAGGAACAGGCATTCGACCAGCGACACGCCCCAGAAGCGCGAGAGCATGATTTCGCGCAGGAGCGACTCGAACTCCGGCGTATCCATCAGCGCGTCCATCTCGTCGATCCGTTTGCCGTCAATGGTGAAGGCGAGGTCCGCGTCCGTCACCGCGTCGATGCGTTTGTCGATGGCATCCGACAGGTAGCCGTCGATCAGGAGGTCGGTAAACAGGTCGTACAGTTTCGTCCGGTTCCCCAGGTCCGCCAGCCGGAGGGCGCTCCGCCAGGAACCGATGTCGTTCACCCCCCGGTGGATGGGGCGAACCAATATTTCAGTATGGACCGGCCGTTGTTTCGTTCCAGCCGAATCCGGGCCTTTTACGGCCACTTTCTTTTTTTTCTTTGCCATGATTCATGTTTCTGTTTTCGTTTGATTATACGACCGCTCAAACAGCGTTCTAACGGTCTTTTAGAAATGCTGGCACCGCTTGGGGTTGCTGCCATACGCGATGGGACCGATTGGGGCGTTGCTTCCCGTTTCTTCTTCTGTTTCCCGGTCGGGCAGGTCGGGCGAGACGTCACCCCGCTGGACGGCCTTCAGCCAGTCGATGGCTCGTTCGTAGCGGTCTTGCCGGAACTTCAAGTCCGTCCCGGCGTTGCAGAGGTTGATGAGATGCCAGGTGGCGATATCCTTGACGAATATCAATAGCAACTGGTTCCGCTTGTTTCCCAAAGCGGAGAAAACGCGTGTGCAGTCGAAACGCGTGAGGTAGCCTTTCGCCTCGGCTATGGCCGCGTCGATGGCGGCCTGTGCGATGGTCTCGTCCCCCCGTGTAATGGTTTCGACCTGTTCGTCATGCAGGTGGGTGTTCAATTCCTGTATTGTCAAAAATGCCATGATCTGATGTATTTGGATTAATATCGTTTCCTGTTCCTGGAGCGTGTCCCGACGGTGCAACTGCCCGCTTTGACGGCCATCGCCTTTTGCTGGCAGATGAAGAAACCGCCCTCTATCGCGTCAGGACCGTCGGCGGGTGCCGGAAGCCCGTCGTCGAACAAGAGGAACTGTTCTTCCAGGCGTGCCATGTTGGGGTTGTCCTTCTCGGCGATGTTCAGGATCATGCGCCCCGCCCGGTTCAGGGGTTCCAGGTTGCCCTCGATACGGACGAACTTGTCCGGTTTGTTCCGCAGGTCGGGCGATATAGGGATGATGTATCCGGTCTCTTCCCATTTCTTCTGGAAAAGCGGGACGAATACCTGCTCGTAGAAGGGGTCCTGCAACTTGTTGTTCTCGATGGAGTTGTACACCTGCGTCCGGTCGGCCACATAATCGCGCAGGTAATAATACCAATTGACGAACTCTTCGTTCTTCACATGGTCCAGGTAGCCGGTGATGACATACAGGTTGCCATCCAATACGCCCATCAGGAAGTTGGCCTTGTAAGAGCCGAGCTTCTTCACCCCCTTTTTATTGGAGACCTTGTTTGACGGGGCGGGGTCGCCGTAGCTGACCAGGAAGGGGAACTTGTGTAGCGGCGGTACCGGTCCCCACTTGATCTCCTTGAAATAGCACCCTTCGGTCACCGGGTTGTTGAAACACTCCTTTTGTGCGCTGGCGGCACTTACCTGTGCCAGCACATCGTCAATCGTCTCCTCGTCGTTCTTCTCCGGCCAGACGGAAGTCCCGTAGGCGAAATCGTTCTTGGGATCCGGGTGGTTGATGTCCACCATGCGCAGGTTGATGATGTCCCAGTTCCCGATCGGCTTCTCCCGGCGTGACAGCTCGAGCGCCTTCTTGCCGGCCCGTGCCACGCAACAGTCCTTGGCGATGATGTTCCCGCAAAAGATCGTGAGCAAGGGTTCCGAGAAGGAACGGGTGAAATAAAGCGCCTGCTCGAACCAGTTCCATTTGTCGTTCACGATCTCCGGATTGCGGCATTCCTCGTCGGTGTCGTAATCATCCACGAGGATCGTGTCCGGACGTACCTCCTCGATCTTGACACCACGCGGGCTTTGCCGTGCCCCGACTGCCATGAAGGAGGCTCCCCCCTTGGTGATGAAGTTGTCTTCCGTCCATTTGAACCCCCTTTGTTCGCCGTAATAGAACCGGAGACGCTGGTTGGCCTCCAGTTGTGCCCGGTAATGGACGAGCAGCTTGATGGCATTGTCGAGGCTGTTGGAACAGAGGATGATGTTCCGCTTCTTTCCGGTCAGGACCAGGAAAAGGACAACGAACATGACGACCGTACTCTTGGCCAGCTCACGCGCCCAGGATAAGACCTCGTACCAGTTCTTAGGACTATAAACCAGCCGTTTTATGGCCTTTTTATGGAAGGAGGCAAATTCATATTTGGCATAGTTCGGAAACATCTCCTTGATCCAGAGCAACGGATGTTTCTCTAAGTAGGCCAGCCGTTTCTGCCGCTCCTCGTAGGGCATATCCAAATCGACTGCCGTATCTTTCCGGATGGACTTCAGGTAGGCGTCCCAATCTTCAAGGGCCTGTCTGTCTATGTTTTTAAGCGGTTTCATTTGAGCCGGTCTTTTATGTAAGCGTCAAAATAGAAGCTGAGTTCCTTCGCCTTTTCCGTGTCCGTCTTGCGTATCCAGTCGAGGATGCCTTTGGAAACGCTGATGATGTCGGCGATCCCGGTCTCCTTCTCCATCTTTTCGATGGCGGCGGCCAACTTGTTGATCGTGTCGGCCTCCTTGGAGGTGGCGAACCGTTCCCCATCCTCACGTCCGGCAATGGCCTTGTTGATCTCTGCCACCTGCCGGTAGAGGTTGGCCAACTGTTCCTCGCGCGTCAGGCTGACGGAAACCTTCAATTCCTCCCATTTCTCCGTCTTCACCCATTTGCAAAGCGTCTGTTTGCTGACCCCGACACGCTCGGCGACTTCCACCTGTGTCAGGTGTTCCTTCAGGTAGAGCATCTTTGCCCATTCCTTCTTTTTCTTCATGCTTAAATCCGTACCCATATCCATCTGTATTTTGCTGGTTTGCACCCTCAAAAGTACGAGCGATTTTCCGGATGGAGTAATTGCAAAGTGTTACGATACAAGCTAATGTAAACAAATTGCTTATTTAACGTAACCATTACAACGGGATTTTTCCGGCTCGTTTTTATCCCGCAACTTTGGGGTGGAAAATCAAAAAACGATGCCGAAAAAGACATTCATATTACACGATGAGACGGTCAATACGCAAGGGTTCCGAATGCTGACATCGGGAGCCGACCTGTCCGTATTCAAGAACAACCCGGTCATGCTGCTCAACCATGAAGACTGGAACCTGCCGATAGGCCGCTGGGAGAACATCCGCGTCGAGGGGACCCAGATCCTTGCCGATGCCGTGTTTGACGAAGACGACGAAAGGGCAGCCACCGTCATGGGTAAAGTGGAACGCGGGTTCTTGAAATCGGCCAGCATAGGAGGATGGCCGGGAAAAAGCTCGGACGACCCGTCGCTGATGTTGCCCGGACAGACCTATCCAACCATGGTCACCTGGACAGTGCGTGAGGCCTCCATCTGCACCATCGGGAGCAACCACAACGCGCTGGCCCTGTACGACAAGGAGAACAAGCGGATGGACCTGAACGACAAAGGCACATTGATCAAACTGTTCGATACCGCTTCCGGTATCCATGTATCACATAAAAATGAAACGCAAATGACAATTTTAACAGGTTTATTGAAACTGTCGGACAATGCAAGCGAACAGGCCATTGCCGACGAAGTACGGAAGATCATCCGGCTCCGTTACGAACTCCAGGCAGAGAACGCCACGTTGAAAACAGAGAAAGAGGCACTGTCGTCCAAAGTCCAGGCTTTTGAGAAAAAAGAGAAGGACGTGCGCAAGGCAGACGCGATCGCCCTGGTGGACAAAGCCATCAAGGAAGGCCGCTTAGACGCGAAAGGCAAGGATGCCTGGATGAAGATGTTCGATGCCAATTTTGACCAGGCCAAGGAACAACTCGATGCGATCCCGCCACGTGTCAGCGTGACGCAACAGATACAGACTTCGCCTTCAGGCGGTACGGGCAGCGTGAAACTTGCCGATATGACCTTCTCCGAGATCGTAAAGGCGGACCGTCTGAAGGAATTGAAGAAAGACGGGGAGCTTTACAGACAGAAGTTTTTCGAGGCATACGGCAAATACCCTGCCTAAGAAACAAGTATAAACCATTATAAAAACAAACAAGAATGAAAGCAAAATTTTTTGTTTCGCTCATGACGGCGATTCTTTTCAATGCCCTGACAAGCGGCGTGTTCGCTTCCACGTTGGGAATCGGCCACGGGACCATGTTCGCCGTGCAGATGGGGTTGTCCCTTATCCCGTTGAACATGGCGGGATGCCTGATGGAGGGCTTGAACCGTGAAATCTGGATTCCGGAGATCATCGAGAAGTTCTATCCATCGGACTCGTTTCTTACGCATTCGAAGAGCCTGGACGCCTGGGTGGACAACAACAAGCTGAACTTGCAGGAGGCGGGCGTGGATCCGGAGGTATATATCGATAACGAGTTGTATCCGATCCCGATCGTGGCGCGTACCGACATCCCGCACGAGATCATGTTGAAACGTTTCGACACCGAGAACACGGTACATATCAATGCCATCGAGATCGAGGAGTCCGCCGAAAAACGCCAGAGCGTGATCGAGGGGCACCGCAATTCGCTCCGGCAGAAGTTCGCCCGGCTGGCCGCTTTCAACTGGGCTCCGGTGAAAAACGGCGATTTTACTCCGGTGAAAGCCGCCACCGGTGACAAGAATGCCCGCGGATACAAGGCCATGACCTACGAAATGGTAATGGACATGGAACTGGCTTTCGATGAGCTGGAGGTTCCGACCGAAGGACGTATCCTGATCCTAAACCCGCTGCACGCGATGGACCTCAGAATGCAGGACTTGAACATGTACAAGGCGTTTTATAACGAAAACAAACTGTTCTCCTTCACCGTGGTCCGTTCGTCCCTTACTCCGAAGTATAACGGCACGACAGGGCAGAAAGCCCCGTGGAATGCGGCAGTGGCAGCAACGGACGCGCCTTCTTCCCTTTTCTATTATAAGGAAGCCGTGGCCCGCGCCCGTGGAACGGTGGATATGTATTACCGCCTGAACGATCCCGAATACCGTGGCGACGTGGTCGGTTTCAATATGCGCGGTGTCGCTACCCCGGTAACGGGCAAATACTTAGGGGCCGTCTATTCGCCCAAGGCTTAATGTTTCACTTTCAAAAACAGATACGACAATGAGTTACATCAACATGCAATCGCGTAGGAGCTTCGACTTCTACGCCCCTTATAACGAGGAAGGCGAACGCCTTGTGACCATCCCGTTCCCGGTGGCTGTGGAGCGGAAAGTGGAGGAGACCGGTATCGTGCATGATGCCAATCCTGCATTGGTGACCGTCGCCCCGGCTGCGGCAGAAACAATCGAGGTGGAGACGAAAGTACAGGCGGGATCACTCCTGATTATCCGCAATGAAGGTACGGCCGTCGCTACCGTCGGCGGTGCGAACTGCGCGGCTTCCAAAGTGACGACCCTGATGTGGGACGGCAATGCGTATGCGGAACTTTGTACATCTGAAATCGCATAACCGATGGCCAAACTCCAACTCTTAGTCATCCACTGCACCGCCACCCCTCCCGGCCGCGAAGTATCGGCGGACGACATCCGCCGTTGGCATACAGCCCCGCCAAGCAAAGGTGGCCGCGGCTGGAAGCAGGTGGGCTATACCGACATGATCCACCTGGACGGGACGGTGGAACGGCTGGTGGCCAACAACGAGGACGACACGGTCGATCCCTGGGAGATTACCAATGGGGCAAAAGGGCATAACTCGACAGCCCGGCACATCGTGTACGTCGGTGGCGTGGACCGTGACGGCAAGACTCCCAAGGACACCCGTACGGCGCAGCAGCGGAAAGCCCTCGCGGATTATGTGAGGGACTTCCACCGCCGTTTCCCCTCGGTCCGTATCGTCGGGCATAATGAACTGGCGGCGAAGGCCTGCCCCAGCTTCGATGTACAAAAATGGTTGAAAGAAATAGGTATTAACAAGTAAAACAAAAACAACATGAAACAGAAATTTATCCTTTTCCTTTTTGGGATGATCTTATCGTTTGCCGTATGCCTGCCGGTGCTGGCAGTAGTGGCCGGACCTGCGGAAGTGGCGGCAGAGGCCTCGGACTACAACACCGTATTCCTCTCGCTTTCCGCGCTTGTGGCTGCAATCCCTTTTGTAGTTGAAATCGTAAAGGGCTTTTTCCCGAGCCTGAAAGGGATATGGACGCAGGTCGTTTCCTGGCTGGTCGCCGTCGGGCTGTGCATGTTCGGTTGGTGGCAGCATTTGGGAATCTTCGACGGCATTGACTGGTACATCGCCCTCTTGTACGGCTTGGGTAGCGGACTGGCGGCAAACGGTATCGCCGATATCGGGCTGGTACAGTGGCTGATCGGGTTGTTCGGTAAGAAAAAGGCGTAAAAGATGGATTGGGACACATTGTTCAATTATCTCGGCACGGGAGGTGGCCTGATTGTCCTGCTGAACTGGATGGCCAATCTTCCGCTGCTGCGCAGGCAAAAGCGGCTGGAGAAGGACGATGTGTCCCGCCACATGGCCGAGAAAGACAACGAGACAATACTGAAACTGTATGGTGAGATCAGGAATTTTCAAGTGCGCATGTCGCGTCTGGAGGGTTGCATTGCAAAGATCGTGGTTTGCCCTGTGTATGGCCGTTGTCCTGCCCGCCCCCTCGTGCAGGACTATAAAAGAAGATACTTCTATCCGGATGGCCGACAGTCTCCGGTGGGACAGAAAGGTAAGCGCCACCCTCGTGACAACCCCGTTACCGCCGGTCCGTCTAACGGCCCCGCTGGACAGCCTCCGTAAGCTCCCCTCCGGAGCGGTCTATACGAACAGCTCGGGCGGTTTGCGTGTAACGGCGAGCCTGGAAGGCGACAGCCTGTGCGTGACGGCGAAAGCGGAAGGCCTGCCCCGGCTGGAATACCGCAAAGAGGAAAGCCGTGAACATGTCCGTAGCGGACAGTCAGAATCGGTGACGATAAAAGAGCCTGCCGCCGTCCCGCTTTGGGACCGTCTTAAACACGGTTTGAGCGGCATTCTAATAGCATTCATTTTTGTAATCATTTTCAAACGATATAAGCAATGGCAGAAAATAAGAAAACAAGATCGATCGGACTAAAGATCGCCATGTTTGGCGACGTGAACCAGAACGGAGGTATGCCGGATAAGATGAAGCAGCTGGCCAAGACACTGAAAGGGACCGCCTCGTTCAACACGGAAGCGAACCAGACGCAGGACTTCTATTCGGAAGAGGAACCGGAAGTTCCGGAAGAAACCGTCATAACCGAATCCGGTTTGAAACAGATCAAATTGAACTTCATGGAGTGGGACAACGAGGTACTGGTCGCCGTCTTTGGAGGAACAATCGTGACGGAGGATGTGACCATCGAAGGGGTGACCTACAACGTTGAGAAATACAGAGCCCCGAAATCCACCGTGCAGGTCGAGAAGGCAGTGCGTGTCATTTCCCGTTACGGTGTGGTGATCGATATCCCGCGTGCGAAGATCGTGGCGCGTTTCATCTGGAACCTGACAAACACCGATATTGCCCAGATCGAAGTGACGGCAACCTGTCAGGCACCGATCGGCGAGAACGACGGACCGTATGATATTTACCGATTGGATAAACCCAAAACAGAAGGTGAGAATGAAAACAAAACCGATTGAAGCCCATGCAGCCGATGCGCTGTTGAACCGACGGTTGACGGTCAACCTTCCCGCCCCCTGGCTGTTTAGGGCATTCGGGAAACAGGTTATCCGCTACGGGGTTCCTTTTCCGACCGGTGAGACCCTATGCCGGATGGCAGCCCTCTTTTGCAGGATGGATATCGACCTGAAGGAATTGAAAGCCGGCGACCTCGGTACTACCTTAGAGTGCATCGCCCGCAACGGCCGGCGGGTCTCGCGGGTGATCGCCGAGGGGATGGTAGGAAATACCATTCTTTCCCGCCTTTTGGTCCGCCCTTTAGCCTGGTACATCCGCTGCCATACGACGATGAAGGGGATGGCGGAACTGGCGCAGATTATCCTGCTCTTGGCCTCCCCAGAGGGTTTTGTGAATACTATCTCATCGATCGCCACGATGAACATGATGGCGCCGACGGAGAGCCAGCTGAACAAAGAGAAAGGGAGTTAAAGGAGGAGTACGAACCTCCCCATAGCCCGTTCGGACGTATCTACGCGCTGATCTCTTCCGGCGCGTTCACCTACGACGAAGTCATGCGTAAGATTCCCTGGTGCGTCATCCTCACGATGATCAAAGACCAAGGCAGAATGCGGAAAAAGGAAGAAACGGATGATGAAGAAGAAATGCTCGAAACGGAAGAAGAAGAATTAGCCTTCTTCGGCCTCGCATAAATCATAAATTAACAATAATAAATCTCTCAACATGGCAGACGAACCTTTATACGTGACATTTGAGTTTCGGGGTAACCTCGCCGAAGAGGTCGAACGGGTGAAGTTAGGCATCGCGGGATTGCGCAACGAGTCCGCGCAGACCTACCAGCGTCTGATTGCCGACAGCAATGAGGCGTTCGCCGCCATGAACCGAGGCAACCAGCAACTGGCCGTCAGCATTCAGGAGGATATCAACAGCCTTCGCCAATTGGATGCCGCCAACAAAGCACTGGACGAAGGGTTTGCCCGTGGAACCGTCACCGCTGCCCAATATGCCGAGGGGAAAGCAAAGCTCGCCATCCAGGAAGCCGACTTGCGTACCGGTATCCAGGAGAACATCAAAGTGCTCCAGGAATCCATCGACCAGGAACGGATGGCGGAGGGAAGCATTGAATCGCTTCGCGCCTCACTCGCTAAAATGGAAGAAGCATGGCGCAAGATGTCCGCCGCCGAACGGGAATCGGCCGCCGGTCAGGAACTCAAAAGCAAAATACAATCCCTGAAAGAGGATCTGGCCGGATTAGAGAGCGGCACGAATAATGCTGCCTCCGGCTTGAAACAATTCCAGACACAATTGGAGTCGTGTCCCGGCCCGATCGGGCAGACGGTGACCGCCATCGGGAAAATGACCAAGGCGGCACTCGCCTTTATCGCGACCCCGCTCGGCATGGTACTTGCTGCCATCGCTGCCGGGCTCGCCGCCGTCACCAGTTGGTTTCACCGCAGCGAAGAGGGTGAAAACGCCTTGGCCAATGCGACGGCGGCATTCAACCAGGTACTCGCCAGCCTGCTGGATGTGGTGGATAAGGTGGGCGAATGGCTCTACAAGGCTTTCACCAAGCCCAAAGAGGCGTTGACCGACCTGGTGGATTTTATCGAGGGGCAGGTGGTGAACCGCATAACGTCAGTTGGCAAGGCTGCACAAGCCGTCTGGAAGATGTTGCAAGGCGACATCAAGGAAGGGGCGGCCGACTTTGCCAACGCTTGGCTGCAAGGCCTGACCGGTATCGAGGATGCCGGACAGAAAGCCTCTGCATGGATGGCGGATACCAATGAAAAGATCAAGGAATCGGTCGAATTGCAGAAACGCCGGAACGTCCTCGATGTAGCGGAACGCGACCTGTTGGTCGAGCGTAGCCGGCTGGAGGCCCGTATCGGCGAACTGCGCGACAAGGCGTATGATATGAACTCGCCGGAAGCGGAACGCTCCAGAGCCCTGAAAGAAGCCATCCGCCTGACAGACGAACTGTTCGTCAAGGAACAGGCCATCGCGAAAGAAAAATACGAGATAATCAAGGCGCAGAACGGCCTTGCCAACAGCAACAAGGCCGACCTCCGCGCTGAAGCGGAAGCCCTGGCTGAAGTAAACCGGCTGGAGGCACAGCGGTACGCCTCACGCCGCATGATGTTGCGCCAAAACAATACGCTGGGCAGCAAAATGGCCAAAGAAGAAGACAGCCCGCTTGGTTCTGTCCGCTATTACGAAAAGGTGATTACCAAACTGAAAGAAGCGCACGCTTTGGCTGCCGACGACCAAAGCCGTGAAAAGCTGAATGCCGAGATCGAGCACAACGTCAAGGAACTGGAGCGTATCTCCGAGCGGGTCGGCAAGGTCGCCTTGGAAGCCTCGAAGGAAATTCTCGACCAAACCCTATTGGCCACCAGTCGCCGCAAGCAGGAACTTGAACGGGAAGCGCATAACAAGAAGCGGGAGGAACTGTTCGGCAAGCTGGACACCTCCGATTTGGAAAAAATGCGCCGGCAGATCGAACAGGTCACCGGAAAAACAAAAGAGGCATGCGAAGGTATTTTTGGCCTCATGGATGCCTGGGGCACAATTTCCGATGCCGATAAGGCTTCCGCCATTGCCGAGGAATGTTTCAATATTGCCGATGGCCTTTCTATGGCTGCCGAGACGGCGGAACTGTTCGACAGCACTCTCGGCAGTTCGTTCTCGACCGTTGCCGAACTGGTGGGCGGTGTGGGAAATATTGCCGGTGGTGTAGGACGTGCATTTAGCGGTGACATGATTGGGGGTGCGACCAGTATCATCTCCGGGATCACAAGTATTGTAGGCTCGTTCAAAAAACGGACGGAGGAAAACAAGCGGATACTTGCCGAATACCGGCAGGGCCTCTTGGAAACCGAAATGAAGGAACTGGAGTACAATGCCATCCTGCGTGAACGGCTTCGCCTCCAGCAGCAGATCGGTGAAACATCCTTGGACTATTTCACCCGGCAATCCACCGAACTGAAGAAACAGGCGGGGCAAATTGAAAAGGAATACGCCGAAGTCTGGAAGAAGTTACAGGGCGAACAATATATCTCCGCCACGCACTACAAGCACGGTACCTGGTTCCGCAAGGCAAAGACTTGGAACGACTACGACTCGCTCGCCGGCAAGACATACGAGGATATGGAATCCCTCTACACCCAGGGCAAACTGACCGAATCCGCCCAAACGCTCTTTGAACAGCTCCGGAAACTGAAAGAAGAAGGTACGGACGTGGCAGACATGATCGACGACCTGAACGAGGAGATGAAGGAAGCCTTTACCGGAACGACCGTCGATTCCATCACCGACAGCATCATCCAGGGCTTCGCCGAAGGTAAACGCTCTGCCAAGGACTTTGCCGACGACTTCCAGCAGATGTTGAACAACGCTGTTTTGCAAGGCGTGAAGATGAAGGCGCTGGAAGAACCGCTCCGCCGGTGGTACGAATCATTCGCCCAGGCGAGCCAGAACGGATTGAATGCCGACACAATCGCTTCGCTCCGGGAACAATATAACAAGATCATCGAGGATGCCGCCAAGCAACTGGAGGATATGGAAAAGGTGACAGGAACGACGATCGGCAACATTGCCGACACCGGCCGCAGTGCCACCGCGCAAGGCATCGCCTCGATGAGCCAGGACAGCGCGAACGAATTGAACGGCAATTTCTACGCTCTCTTAATCTATGCCGACAAGACATGCCAGGGTGTAACCAACATCAACACGATGATGGTGGAAGCCCTCGGCGTGCTGAACCGCATTGCCGCCAATACCGACCGGCTGGAGGCAATCGAAAAGAACGTCCGTGAAACACGTGTATTCATTCAGGATATGGCAAACAGAGGGATCATTTTACGCAAGACGGCATGACGAACAATATCTACATAGACGACATCAACATCCGCGGCCGCTTCGGTTGCTGGGTGACGCGAGGGGGGTACAACAGCCTCCTGGCGTTCCCGGCGATGAAGAAGCCGGAGGCGAACGACTGGCCCGAAGAGGACGGTATCGAGGTGGACCTGTCCGACCCAAAGTTAAAGCCGAAAGAGGCGACCGTCTCTTTCCTTGCCGACACCAACGGCGGAGCAACCGACCTCATTGCCTACCTGTCTTCTTCAGGCTACCACAGCGTGCGTATTCCCTCGCTGGACCGCGAATGGCAGCTTCGGCTGTCGGCCCATCCGGCAAACAAAGTCTATCCACTGTCGACCGCATTCAGCCTGAAGTTTGTCGAGGATAACCCGGTGCGCCCGGCTTCGGAGGGACTGCCATCACCGGGAATTTGGATGCCGGAGAGCCGCTACAAGCTGGACGATGTGCCTTTGTCTGCCTATGGCGTAGTAGTCGATGAAAGCCGGAACGCCCTCCTGAAAGCCCCGACCGTAAAGATGAACCTTTGTCGAAATATAGAGACGGAGAATGGGCAGATTTACGACGCCGACCATTTAGTCTTCCAAAAGAAGGAAGTAACGTTCAAATGCCATTTGAAAGCTGCTGGAATAGCGGATTTCTGGCGGTGCTACGACAGCTTCCTAACGGCATTGATTCAGCCGGGCGAACGGCAATTGTATGTGGAGGAGATCGGCAAGGCGTACCCTTGCTATTATAAAAGCGCGTCCGCCTGGAAACTGTTGACATTATGCAGCCCGGTGGTGGCGCAGTTCGACCTGACGCTGGTCTTCACCAGCTTCCGGTTATATGAAACGGATTACTTCCTGGCGACTGAAGCTGGGGAGTTTATCCTGACAGAAGATGGATCATTCTTTATAGACATGAAATAAGCTATGACGGGACAGGAACAAAAAATAAAGATCAGCGAATTGCCCTCCTCGGTCTCTTTCCGGGGGCTTTGGACGTTGGGCTACCAGCATGTAGATGGCGAGAAAACGAGCGTGAAGGTGTCACTGGATGAGATACAAGCGGCGTATGATAATGTGGTGTCGGCGACGGATTCGGCCAACCGGGCGACCACCCGTGCGGAAAATGCTGCGTCTCTGGCCACCCGTGCGGCAACGGAAACGTTTGCGGTCAAGGAATCTACCGGACAAGTCAAGCTGGAAACGGAAACAGTCCGCGACGAGACAGCCCAGGTGAAGGAAGAAACGCTTGCCGTCAAGAACGAGACCGACCAGGTGCGACAAGACACGCTTGCCATCAAGGAAGCCATCGGACAGGTCAAACTGGAAACAGAAACGGTTCGCGATGAAACAACCCAGGTAAAAACAGAAACCCTTGCAGTGAAGGAGGAAACCGACCGGGTACGCCGAGAGACGCTTACAGTTAAGGAAGCAGCCGACGAGGCAACCCAACAGACTAAAGAAGCAACAGCCATCGCAAAGTCCGTATCGGATCATCCCGGCTACATCGGAAGTGACTATCATGTATATGTATGGGACTACGTAACGGAGACCTATAACAAGACAGATACTGTTCTTCGTCCCGAAGGGTTCAGTATATACCGCACTTATCCTTCCGTGGAAATGATGGAAGCGGATTTGAAGGATGTGCCGGAAGGGAAATTCGTGCTCATTAATACGAACGATGTGGAAGTCCCGGATAATGCAAAACTGTATGTCCGGGGTGCGACTTCATTCGAATATCTGGTCGATATGTCCGGCGCCATAGGTTTCACCGGCAAGACCCCGCAAATCACCATCGGGAATGTCACGGTAGGCAGTTCAGCTTCGGCGACCCTTTCCCCGGACGGTTTTGATGAAGACGGCAACCCCATGTATAAACTGAACTTGGTGGTGGTTCCCGGCCCCAGGGGATTCATCCCTCTGATCGAAACCGGAACCGTAACGACGGGGGAAGCCGGAGGCGAAGCGGTTGTAGAATTGCTGCCTAACGGGCAAACCGAGGACGGAAGGGACAAGTACCTGCTGAATTTTGTCATTCCGCAAGGCCTGCCGGGAGAAGGTTTCGGGAATCTGGCAGTGGATCCTTCCGGAGTCCTGGCTGGTAAAAAGTACTTATTGATGTTTTCCCGTGATGGGATGCCGGAGAGCGGCACGCTGATCGAGTATGTCGCTCCAATCATCCCGAAAAAAACAAGCGACCTTGAAAATGACTGCGATTTTATTGATACGGCCGGGGTGGAACAAAGGATCGGGACGCATGATGGTGATTCCGGTGCGCACGGTGATATCCGGCAAAAGATAACGGACGTGGAAGCGATCGCCCGTGGAAAGTCGCGCGCGAAGATTTTCGACACGGTAGAAGAGCTGGATGAATGGCTCTCCAAGGAGGAAAATACGGTATTGTTGCAAAAAGGAGATAACCTCTACATCCGTGACAAAGGCGTTCCCGATTATTGGTGGGACGGTACGGCAAAACAGGAACTGGAAGTGGAGAAAGTGGACCTTTCCGTTTTTTATGACAAGGAAACGTCAGACCGCCGTTTTTCCTTCAAACCGTTACAGAAAACAGCGGTCTTGTTACCCGGATCCTGGATAGAGGACGAGGAAGAGGGACTATGGTGGCAAGAGGTGGAAGACGCTGATGTCCGGGAGGGTTGTTTTCTTGAAGCCTGGCCCGTGGACAAACAATCAGCCGACGAAGCCGTACATGTCCATATCTATGAGAACATGCCTGTTGTGGCCGGCCGGTTCCGGGTTGCAGCCGAGAAAAAGGCATCTGAAGCAATAAACATAACTTATACGATAATAAAATGAGTTACGGGATATTCAGATTGAACAGATGTTATTCAGGTCCGAAGACATTGATTGCGTCAGCAGAAGAATATGGCCCGTTCATCCGGGAAGAATGGTGGCATGACATGCGGTTTGTGAATGCCGAAGAAATCCGTGCGCCGGTCAAAGACTCGGTAACATCTTCGTTTGACCGTATGGCATTTCCATACGCTGTTGAAAAAGGGCCGCTCGTGCGGGAAGGCGGATGGCACGACATGACATTTACAAGGTTTGAGGAATCTGCCGTAAACGTATGTGACGAAGATAGATGCGTCTTCGATGTCATGTTACGGTCGGAGGCGACAGAAAGAACGGATTCACAGGACTTGATACATGCCAAAGTTGGCGATCCGCATATCGTCACGCCGGTATTCATGTTGCCGGCTGACAAGATCACCATCTCCAAGAAAACAACCGGATCCGGCGGGAATATGGAAATAACGACTTCTTCCGATTCTGTGGCTGTATTCCTCGAACACGGAAAGGATACAAGTGAAATACCGGACGAAGAAAAAGTTTGAAAGAGATGAAACATAATACGAATCATTAATTTTTTGTTTATGAAAGAGAAAGAAGTAAAAGTCAGGGGCGAAGTGGAGATCATCCTTGAAGATGAAAACGGTAAAGTGAAACATCGCGAGCTACACAAGAACACGATCACGAAGCCGATCTTGTGGCAAATGCTTGGATATGTGCTTAACACCGGCGGCCCTCAGGCGGTAACAAAATTCAACACGAGAAGCGACTACAGCGCAGCAAACAATTGTGGCATTTATCTGCTGGATGGGGACATCGACATCAAAAAAGAAACCTATGAACCTCCCCATCTGAATATTCTCGGTGCGTTAAACGGGCGGGTGGCATTCAAAAATGAAAACGGGGAAACTGTCGAAAGCGAAAAGGTGATGACGCTCATCCCGCAAAAGGTGGGTTACAATATCGGTAATGAGATGCGTTACACGATGGAGTATGTGAAAAACACCTTCAAAGGTTCGTTCAAGTCCATCCTTGTCGCACCGATGGGAGGACAGACCAATGTCGCCTGGTATTGCGGTTCCAAGGATCCTGAATTTCCGGACAGGACGATGGATGAAAAATTTCTGTATGAAGCCACGACGAACGGGACTGTCGTGTACAAGAAAAAAAACGACAATACGGAACTTTACCGGATGAACCTCAAAACCAAGGAGATTGAGACGTATACGGACACCACGACACCGATGACATCCATGAATGCGATCCTGCACGGAATCGTGATCGGGGATAATGTTTACCAGGTTTCCTCCCCCGGTTCATATATGAGCGGGAATACCGGGCATATATTGCAACTTGTCGCATATCCGAATTGGAGGACAGTCGACTATGCGACAGCTGCGACGGCGAACGCGAATAAAAAGATAACAAGCCTGGAGATGCCTTTAATCCAAACATTGGGCGAAGATGGTCAAACGGTGGTCGATCCCATCACGATTACCGGAACGGACAGGTGGCCTCCTATCCTTGTTCCGAGACCCGACCTTGCTGGTGAGCTTGGATCGGACAGCATCCTGGACATCATCATGGCTGTCGGGATCAGGTTCCCGGGTACGGTTAATGCCCGGTATGTGATCCATCGGTTACGTATCAAGGTTGATCCTACCGGAGCCGTCCCGGAAACCATATCTAACGAAATCATCGCGGAAATTCCTTACAAGGTCATGTGTCATCCGTTCTCCGGGGCTTCGTACCCCCAGATTGGAGCCTACAGGGAGGGTAGATATTACCTGCCTTTTATGAAAGTGCTCAATCCTGTTTCCGGAGCCGAAACGAATTATTATTCACAGGATTTTGTGGAAGGCGTCATACTCGATGAAGCATCGGGGAAAGTGCTGGATAAGTTCCGACACATCAACAACCGGACGAACCAGGCGTATATATTCGTGGATTCGAATGAATTTCGCCAGATGCGTATAAATAACGCGGATATGCGTTATGCGATGTTTACAAGAACTTTTTCGGGAACCAATCTCGAGGAAACGGTCGAAAAAGGGCATAATGACACATTACGTGTAAGGTACAGTTATGTGATCGAATAATACATAGCGGTATTCCCAAAAAGTATACACCCATTTTTAACACTGATCGAACAATGATTATATACAATTCAAACGGTGAAACATTACTCGACATCCCGATAGACGATAACAGCTATCGCTACCGGGCCATCCGGCAGGGCGACAAGGTGTATCTCTACTTCTCCCTCACGGAGCATGTGGAGATACCCGTCGGCAGCTACATTGACTACCAGGGGCAACGCTATACCCTCTGGCGTCCGGAGGATCTGACAAAGCACGGGATGCGCAACCTCGAATATGCCGCCACCTTCGGCGGCTGGTGGGAACTGCTGAATACCGTCAAGTACAAGCACCTATCCGCCATGCCGATTAAATTGAAATTCCAGCTCACCGGAAAACCGCGTTTCTTCCTGGACCTGATGGTTCGTAACATGAACCTCGCAGGCGAAGGCGGCTGGTCGGTCGGTTCCTGTATCGATGCACCGGAAAAGACCTTGGCGTTCAGTCATGAGTACTGCTTGGAAGTATTGAACCGCATGGCGGATGAGTGGGAAACGGAGTTCGAGTTGTCCGGCAAGACCATCCACTTCGGCAAAGTGGAACGATTCAAAGATAACCCGTTACCCCTTTCGTATGGCCGTGGCAACGGTTTCAAAACAGGTGTCGGACGGAAGAACCAAGGCGAAAAACCGCCGACGTCCATCCTGTATGTGCAAGGTGGCGAACGGAACATTGATCCGACTACATACGGGGCTTCAAGCCTGTTGCTTCCCAAGAACCAGGAACTGGAATACGAGGGCCGCCGGTACCGGATCGACAAGGACGGGATGTTTGTCACCCGTGCCGACCGTCCGCTTATGAACCACAACGAAGACAGCCTGGACTGTACCCATATCTACCCGTCACGGGTGGGTACAATCTCCGATGTGATCACCGTTGATGCGGAGAACCATTTGTACGACATTATAGACAGTTCCATTCCCGACAACCTGGATTATTCCGCTTGCCGCATACCGGGCGAGACGGCGACCATCATCTTCCAGTCGGGCGTGATGACGGGCGAAGAGTTCGACATCGAGCAGACCTCGGAGGAGATGACCGGCTATATTCATGCCGAACGCCGTTTTAAGCTGGTCCCAGTCGAAAAAGAAGGCGGCACGATCCCGAACGCAAACCGAAAGCCGGCGGTGGGCGACACATACGCTGTCTTCAACATTTCCCTGCCTCCGGCATACGTCTGTGACAACGAAACGCAAGCGGGCGCATCGTGGGATATGTTCCGCGAAGCTGCCCGTAGCCTATATAATAAGGAAGAGGAAACCTTCTCCTTTACCGGCGAACTGGACGGCATTTGGGCGAAATCGCAGTGGCTCGAAGTAGGCGGACGGATGGTGCCGGGCAGTTACATTCTGTTTGACGACCCGCAGTTCCAGCCCGAAGGGGTAAAGATTCGAATTACGGCGGTCAAGGACTACATCAACCGGCCCTATAGCCCGGAACTGGAACTCTCAAACGTGCCGGTGGCCGGTTTCGTCTCCTCCGAGCTTTCAAAGATCGAAAGCAACGAGGTGAAAAACGACGACCGCTATTCCGGAGCCATGCACTATACCCGCCGCCGTTGGCGCGATGCGGTCGAAGCGCAGGAAATGCTGGAAAAGGCGATCAAAGACTATTCAGCAGGAATCGATCCGGTATGGGTGCGGACGATGTCTTTGCTGGTCGGGCATGAGAACCTGCAATTCCGCTTTGTCAACTCAAAAACGAACCCAAGGACTGTCGATCCGGATTTTATATATGATGACGCGACACAGGTATTCACCGCCCCGGTATCCATCCTCCAGCATATGACGCTCGGAATCTCCGAGATCAAAGGCGAACATAAGGTTTCTGAATATAAATTCTGGGATTTACCCCGGTATGTCAGCCCGCCATTGGGCGACTTCGGATGCCTCTACCTGTACGCCAAATGCAGCAAGTCTTCTGAGGCGGGCGAGTTCGTTTTATCCGAGGAACCGCACGATATGGAGGAAGGTGGCTATTATTACTTTCTGGTGGGATTATTAGGTAGCCAGTACGACGGGGTGCGGTCGTTCGTCACCTGTTACGGCTTTACGGAGGTATTGCCCGGACGCATCACAGTGGACCGGATCGTCTCGACTGACGGGACAACTTACTTCAACTTAGGTATAGGTGAGATCGGCGGCGTGATCCGTTTTGCCAGCGGGACGACCGGCTACGAGAACATCACCGACAAGCCGGACCTGTCAAAGTATGGGACGATAAACATGCTCAATTCGATCCAGGAATATTTGCAAAACCAGATTGACGATAAAATAGAGACCTACTATCAATCGGCAAATCCCTGGAACTCGTGGCCATCTGGTACGGAACCGGAACATGTGGGCGATATGTGGTACAATACATCCACGGGAGTATTGCAGTGTTATGTCGGTCCCTCTTCCAATACCTGGCGTGAGATCGTGGATAAATCCGCCATTGACGCGGCACGCGAGATTGCTGAAGCTGCCGACGTGAAGGCTGACGGCAAGCGGCGTGTCTTCCTTTCCACCCCTTACCCGCCTTACGACGCGGGCGACCAGTGGATCGAATACAACGGTTCCGGTAGTATGCGTGTCTGTGTGCAGGGCCGCCAGAGTGGACGGTATGTCTCTTCCGACTGGCAACTCTCATCGGCCGACGGCAACACGAAGGCTTCAATTGACCGGGGTGTGATCAGTGCGGCCGGCTTCCTGACCTTCGGCGGTTCCGCCGGGTTGGTCGGTAGTGGCGACATCCGGATTTGGTCGGGCGGCACGACGGCCGAGAATGCCACCTTTAAAGTCTATGCCAACGGTAACATCGATAGCAAAGGCAACATCTACATCACCAATGCCAACGGTAACAAACTCGCCGGTTTCTCAGGTGGGGGAACATCCGGTGATTCGGTCCGTATCTGGGCCGGTGGAAGCACGCCGGAATCCGGAACGTTCAAGGTTTACCAGAACGGAAACGCTTATATCGGAGGACTTCGGATGGAAAGCGGAGGACTGTTTTCCGACAACCAATATTCGGGATTGTCCAATTCCAAGTTCTTCCTCTATTCAAACGGAGGAAGTGCCTTCTTGGGATTTTCGGCAACCGGAAAATGGGCCGGAATAGGTTTGAACACGTTGCCAGCGACAACCGGAATCGCCGCATTGCTGCGATTGGAGAATACAAATACGGAATATGGCACAAAATACGGCGCTGTCATTACGGTGTCCGGTGGTACAAAAAACATAGCATTGCTCGCTACCGGAAATATCCGAGTGAAGGGGGAAGTCGTTGCAGATACCATCGTTGCGGCAAAGATCAGGGCTGCTTCCAATATTAATGATGACGGAACGTCTTACAGCTATCTTGACGGGGTGACATTCGGATTTAATGATTACGACCTCGACAAAGTCCGTTTCCAAGTCCAAAACGGAATCATAGTAGGAGTAAAGAAAGAATAACAACTAATCAAAAAAACAATCATGAAACTGACATTGAAAGACAGGGTACTGATCCTGAACACGGTGTTACCCAAGTTCGACACCCGTAAAAACATGGAACTGAAAATATCGGTAGACGGCAAAATCTCCATTTCGGAAGCCGACCAGAAACGGATCGTGATAAAGTATTTAGGTGGCGAAGAAATCAACATCGGCTTCACCGATGCCGCCGCCATCACCGACACGGTCGAAATCCCCTTGACGGACGAAGAACTGGCCTACCTCAAAAACCGGGTAGAGTTTATCGACCGCAACGGCATGTTTTCCGAGTTCACGATGTCCACCTATACGAAAATCCTGGACACACCGTATAGCGATCCGGAATTTGGGAAGCTGAACGGGCAGTAAATATATAATACCGGGGGAAAGAAAAGAAAGCCCCCGGCTCGTTAGTAAAGACGCCAATCACATACTAACAAACAAATGCGACGCACCGCACGACCGGGGGCTGTAAGCCTTCAGTCGCGGTACGTCGTTTTTGCTTTTATGTGATTGGCTCTACAAAAATACTTCAAAATTGGGAATTATGACAGTCTTTGATGTCTTAAATTTGTATCAGACACCCTTTGAATGGATGTTGAACTCAGGTATCCATATAGAAGATGTATCATACGTGGGTCTGTATAAAGAATATATCCGGATGAAAAAGGAAGGTTACAAAATGACTTACATTGTCGTTTATCTGGCCGAAAAATACCGGATCTGCGAACGCAAGGTATATACCTTGCTCAAGCGGCTATCCCAAAATTGCGAGCCGCTTGAGCGTTGAATGTATGTAAGATGTTTGCAGTAAAGGGAAGAAATCCTTACATATTTCTTTTTTGTTGTATGCTACCTTTATGCAGATAAAAAATGCACACCATGAACAAATACCATCAACTATTGAACCGGATCATCATGTCCGGAAAAGAACAAGAGAATAAAAAGGGCGGCATCCGTTATCTGTTGAACGAACGCTTGTACCTTGTACCTGGTGACCTGTTGGAAATTTTCGAGGACCACAGTATCGCCCGAAAGAAATTACGTCAGGAACTCCGGCTGTTCATGCAAGGCGAGCGTAATGTGGAACGTTACCGGGAAGTCGGGATCTCTTGGTGGGATTACTGCGGAACTACGCTCATTAACAGCTATCCGACTTATCTGGAAAAGCTACCACCACTTATTGAACGTATCAATCGCGAAAAGCGAAACAGCAAGAACTACGTCCTGTTCCTCGGATCTACCGATGCCGAAAGCAACCAAGCCCCCTGCCTGAGCCTTGTGCAGTTCCAAATAGACAGCGAAGAACTGATCCTGTCGGCCTACCAGCGCAGCAGCGATGCCAATTTGGGGCTACCCGCTGATCTTTATCATCTCTATTTGATGGCTCGTCAAATAGACCTGCCTTTGAAATCCATTACCCTCAATTTAGGCAATGTCCACATCTACAAGAACAACTTGGAACGTACCAGTGCCCTACTTGACGGAAAAGAAGGAGTACGTTTTGACCTCAATGTTTAAGAAACACTGTAAAGCCAGTGCAGCATAGATTATAGTTTTTTCATAGCGAACAAGGAGAAAAGAAGGACTTTTGCAATCCTTTTTAAAAGTAAAAGCAAATGAGGAAACAATATTTGTCTGCCCCGCTTCCGTTTGTGGGGCAAAAGAGAATGTTCGCAAAAGAGTTTATCAAAGTATTGGAGCGTTATCCGGACAATGCTCTATTTGTCGATCTGTTTGGTGGTTCCGGCCTGCTGTCACATATAACCAAGTGTCGAAAGCCGGATTCCACTGTTATCTATAACGATTACGACAACTATTGCCGCAGATTGGATAACATTCCACATACCAACGCACTGCTTGCGCAAATCCGTCCGTTGGCGGCATTGGTACCCCGGAAAAAAGCTTTGCCTAAAGAAACAAAAGAAACGATCCTGCGTCTGATTGAGCAAGAAGAACGTAGATACGGATATGTGGATTACATCACCCTCTCATCTTCCTTGCTCTTTTACATGAAGTATGCGACCAACTTGGAAGAACTGCGGAAAGAAACTTTCTATAACACCGTTCGAAAATGTGATTACAACCCATGCCTTGACTATCTGGATGGATTGGAAATCGTTTCATGCGATTACAAGGAACTATTCAACAAGTATAAGGATATGCCTGATGTCGTGTTCCTGATAGATCCTCCGTATCTATCTACCGAAGTAGGCACCTATACAATGAACTGGGGACTATCCGATTACTTGAACGTATTACAAACGCTTGTAGGTACAAACTACATCTATTTCACCTCAAACAAGTCATCCATCATCGAACTTTGTGACTGGATAGGCAAAAACAACGCCCTCGGAAACCCGTTTATCGGCAGTGAAAAAGTCGAGTTTAACGCCCACATGAACTATTCCGCCCATTACACGGACATCATGTTGTACAAAAAAACAGATGAATCACTCCATAGAGAAGCCGTCTAACGGCTATGTAAAGATACAAGTTTTTGTTGAATTATCAATGGATTTTCAATCTTATTTTAGAAGAAAATCAAAAGAAAAAGCGCCATTCAAATACCTTTTGAAAGCTGTTTGAATGGCGCTTATATTTTGGTTGAACAACCCGAACGAAAAGGTTACTATTGGAACTTTTGAATCACTTTTCGTTTTTGCTCCAAAATACGCGTTTCGTTTTTCATGATCAGCACATTTCGTTTTGCGGGATTTA